GACTTACCTAACTTAAACCTACCAAGTTTAGGCATGGGTATGGGTATGCTTCTTTCAAGCGCACCTGCTCCTACAGCTACAACAGGTAAGATATTTGAAGACGAACTATTCAAGTTTAAGAACAAGATAGAACTAACAGAGTTTGGCCCACTTAACCAACCAGAACAAGAAGTAGACATAGAAGAGTTTTTAACATCTCCATTTGAGTCTGCATTTACAACATCACAAAGGTTTGCATAATGACATACTTACAGCTAGTTAACAGCGTACTACGCAGACTGAGGGAAGAGGAAGTTACGTCAGTCTCTCAGAACAGCTACTCTAAACTTATAGGTGAGTTTGTTAACGACTCTAAAAGAACTGTTGAGGATGCCTACGATTGGACAGCCTTACGTGACACGCTAACTGTCAGCACAGATGATACAGCTTTTAACTACACACTGGTTGGCTCTGGCAACCGTATGAAGATACTGGATGTTGCTAACGACACCTCTAACTTCTTTTTGCAGTACCGCACATCACACTGGATGAACAACGCTTTCCTTATCAACGATGCACCTACAGGTACTCCACAGTTCTACAGCTTTAACGGTGTGGACGCTAACGGAGACAACGGTGTTGACTTGTATCCAAAGCCTGACGGTGTGTATCAGGTACGCTTTAACGCTGTCCTACGTACTGATGACTTCACTGTAGACACAGACAACATGCTTATACCTTCCTCTCCTGTCGTTCAACTAGCCACCGCATTGGGTGCTAGAGAGCGTGGTGAGACAGGTGGCACAAGTGCTGCTGAACTGTTTGCTCTTGCTGATAGGACTTTAGCTGATGCTATAGCCTTTGACGCTGCCCAACATCCCGAAGAAACTATCTGGTATTCTTAAATGGCTCAACAACTACAGAACATTACAGTAGCAGCGCCAGGATTTATGGGGCTTAACACGCAGGAATCTCCCATAGGCGGTGACCCCTCGTTTGCCTCTGTTGCTGACAACTGTGTTATAGACAAGCTAGGCCGCATAGGTGCGCGTAAAGGATGGGACGCTGTGTCTTCTAACGGTGCTGCTGTGCTAGGTAGTAGTCGTGGCATAGAAACAGTCTTTGAGTTTGTGGACACTAGTGGTAGCAAGGTTGTTATCTCTGCGGGAAACAACAAGATATTCAAAGGCACAGGCACACTGGTTGATATTACACCTAGTGGCTATTCACCGTCAGCTAACAATTGGAAGTGTGCAACCTTCAACAACCACCTGTATATGTTTCAGTCTGGGCATGTCCCGTTAATTGCTACAGACGATTCAGGTTCCTTTGTGATGGAAGTTATCACTGCTCACACAGGATACTCAGGCACAGTACCGCAGGGCAACGAAGTACTAGCTGCCTTTGGTAAGCTGTGGGTTACGGACATTGTAGGCAACAAGCACACTGTGTACTGGAGTGATACTCTTGACGGCACAAAGTGGACAGGCGGTGCTACAGGCAGTCTTAACCTAACAACTGTATGGCCTACGGGTAATGACGAAGTAGTGGCTCTAGCTACACACAACAACTTCTTAGTTATCTTTGGCAAGAAGTCTATCCTTGTGTACTCAGGTGCTTCTTCCCCCGCTAACATGACATTAGCGGATACAGTAGAGGGTGTAGGTTGTATAGCAAGAGACTCAGTGCAGCACACAGGTACTGACATCTTGTTCCTATCTGACTCAGGTGTTCGTAGCTTTGGCAGGACTATTCAAGAGAAGTCTATGCCCATGCGGGACATAAGCAAGAACGTCCGTACTGATCTTACCTCTCTTGTGCCTTTACAAACCAATCCTATTAAATCTTTGTACAGTGCTGATGAAGCATTCTACTTGTTGACTCTGCCTGACAGTGACACAACGTATTGCTTTGACATGCGTTCACCTTTGCAGGATGGGTCACAACGTGCTACTTCTTGGTCAGGTTTGCACCCACTAGCTTTTACTACAACTGAAGCGGGTGACATATACTTTGGTCTTTCTTCAGGCATTGTAAAATACAGTGGTTACTTAGACGGCACAGTTAACTACCAGATGCGTTACTTCAGCAACCCTATGGACTTTGGCAATGCTTCTAACTTAAAGTTTCTAAAGAAGTTTAACATTACTATCATTGGTGGTCAGAACGCTAAAGCTACGTTGAACTGGGGTTATGACTACTCCACTAACTTTACTAAGCAGGTGTTTACTTTAACGGGATCAACCAATTCAGGTGAGTACGGAGTGTCTGAGTACAACACAACTGCGGAGTATACAGCTTCTGCCATTATCAATACACCGAAGGTTAACACTAGCGGCAACGGTGAGGTAGTAACTATTGGCCTTGAAACTGAGATCAACGACACTTCTTTTTCTATTCAAAAAATTGACATACATGCTATACTAGGGAGACTCATCTAATGTCCAACTATACAAAGACCACTAATTTTGCCACTAAAGATGCTCTTGCTTCCGGTAACGCAGCTAAGATTGTCAAGGGAACAGAGATTGATACAGAGTTTAATAACATAGCGACAGCCAGTGCTACTAAAGCTAATGCTGCTAACGCTGCCTTAACAGGGACTACTACAGCCGTCACTGTGAACATATCAGGTACTCTAACGGCTGACACAATAACTGGAGGAGCATACTAATGGCTCTATTTCAAACTATGCCTGCTTTTTTAAAAGGTGCCGCAGAGTTAGGCGCACAGTATTACGTAGGACAAGAAGGTGTTAAAGCAGCACAAGAAGCAGGACAGATAGGTTATGATAAATCTACTGCTTTAGGTCAAAAAGCCTCTGACGCTACACAGTTTAAACCTTTTGGTGTTACCTCTAACCTTGCTAACGTACAAGCAGGTGCTAATGGTGGGCTTAATGTTAACCTCAGTCCTGAACAGCAGGCTCTACAGAGTCAACTAATGGGTGGCGCAGGTCAACTAGCGGGTAACTTGGGTGGACAGTACAACCCACTAGCGGGACAGATAGGCTCTAACGCCTACGGGCAAGCTCAGAACTTCCTTGGTCGCGCAGGACAGTTTGATCCTTCTATTGCAGGACAACGTGGGGCCGTTGGCGGTTTGTTTGGACAACAAGTTGGTGGTTATGGGCAAGGCCAAGACCTTCAGAACCTTCGCTCACAGTATGGTGGTCTAGCACAACAGGCAGGCCAAGGTCTACTTATGTCTCCTGAAGACAGGCAAGCTGACATCTATGAGTCTATAAGAGCCACACAGCGTCCTGAAGAAGAGCGACAGAGCCTTGCGCTAGAGGAACGCTTGTTAGGTCAAGGTCGTTTAGGCATCTCTACAGACGCTTACGGTGGCACTCCAGAGCAACTAGCAATGGCTAAAGCACAGGCTGAAGCAGGAAACACAGCTTCTCTAATGTCCCGTCAACAGTCTATGGCTGAACAACAGCAAGCTATGCAGAATGCACAGTCTCTAACGGGCATGACTTCTGACTTAGCGCAGATTGGTTCAGGTTTAGAAGCACAGCAGTTACAAAACATTATGGCTTTACAAGGTGCTGACCAAAGTGCTGCGGGTATTCAACAACAGCTACAACAAGGTAACTTTAATCTAGGTCAAGGTATGTTTGGTCTTGGCAATCAAGCTTCAATGTTACAAGGTCAGCTACAAGGTCAAGACTTACAGAACATGCAGGCAATGATGGCCGCAGGTTATCAACCACAGCAGCAGGCTCTTAATATGTTTGGTTCTGGTCTGTCTGCCGCTGAGTTGGCTCAACGTGGTCAGCAGCGTGGTGCGGAACTACAAGCACAGCTTGGTCAAACAGGTGTTGAATCTCTTATGCAAGGGGCTGACTTGGGTAATCGTTTACAGCAAGCTCAAATGCAGGGTATGTTACAGAGTGCTTTTGGTTCTCAGCCTACTATGCAGGAACAGTTACTTAATCAAATCATAAACCCCGATGGCGGTATGTTGTCAAACTCAGGTGGTTTTATTGATTCAGGTATTGATTGGTTGACTGACAAGTTTGGTGGCCGTTCTTCTTCTCCTAACTACGGATCAGCTACTCCTGAACAAATAGCAGCAGCAGCGGCTTGGGGTAATAGTTATGAGTAAGTTTAATATTTATTTATTTTTTAAGGGGGAGAAACAGCAATGGCTAGAGATATAGCAGGTATGTTAACAGGAGTGTCTAACCAAAGCATAGACCCTAACATGAGTAGCGAGCAGCAATGGATGGCTTTAAACAATCAGTCAATCAAAGGTATGCAAGGTGCTGTCCAAGATTTAAGAGGACAACCGCGTGGTACTCAGGCAGAGCAACTACAGATGGCTATGGCTTCTCTTGATCCTAGCAATCCTGCTGACGCTGAGAAGCTTATTAAGATTATGATGGCTACTGGTGACAGAGCAGGGGCCGCTAAGTTAGCCGCTTCCCTTAAGGCTACTCAACAGGACACAACCACAAGAGAGTCACTAATACGCACTGCAAGATCGCAGGGAAATAAAGAGATAGTTGATTTCCTTAAAAGTGGGGGTGACTTACGTACAGCAGCCAGTGTAGTCTTTGGACGTACACCCGCTGCAAAAACTTCTTCGTTGTCAGGCGCAGAGGAAGATGAGTATAAACTTTACTGGGAAGACTTAACTGAAGGACAACAGAGAGCTACTGGAATAGCGACAGATGCTTTTTTACCTTTTGTTGATGACAAGCTTGATAAGAATAAACTTAAGAAGTTATTTATAACCGCTGAGTCTATCTATGAAAACAATCCAGAAATAGGCAGACAAGGCGCGCTTATGCAAGTGCTTAGTGGTGGTATGCCAATGCAACCTCCTGTTCCTCTGTCTCAAACAGAGCCTGCCTCTAGCGGGACAGATTCTTTTGGAAGCTTTACTATCAAAGGTGGTTAACTGTGGCTTTAAATTTACTAGAGAAAGTACAAAATGCTATAGGTAATGGTATACTGATGCCTCAACATTATGAGGATGCTATATCTGCAACTCGTAACGATCCTGAAGTTACACAATACCTTAGAGGTTTGATGATTCCTGAAGAGCAAAGTAATCCAAACCCCCGTAGTGTCAGGGAAATCACAAGTACTGAAGAGCCAACATCTAAAGGCACAAACCCAAGGGCTGCTGCTGTGCAGTCTAAAGTAGAAGCAGAGCCTGAAGTAGAAGTAATAGAACAAGAAGCTGTTGCTCCCACAAAAGGTAGGTTTACTCTTGAGGACATACAGGGTTCTGAAACTTTACGCAGAGCAGGAGTAGTTTCAGGTGATCTTTATGACGGCACTGAAATTACTCGCGTGTTTTCTAAGGATGAAGACAACGTAGATTTGGGTTATAGGCTAACGGAAAAAGATATTTTTAACTCTCCTAACTTACAAAAGCTAAATGCCAAGGTAGGAGATAGAGCTTTAAACGGTGAGATAATTCCTACTAACCTAGACAATGCTTGGATGCAGTTTAAATACGGCATGTCGGAAGAGCAAGGCTTTGTTGCTGATGTTGGGGATTTCCTTGAATCACGGATACCTATCGGTGAACTTAACTTTGACTTTAATGTTAATAGTTTTGCTGACTTAGTGGCTCTACCTTTAAACATGGCATCTTATGTCTCTCCCGATGAACTGTATGGTGAAGGGTTTTCTCAGGCTGCTCCCGCAGAGCGTAGGGACATGATCATAGCAAAGAAAGAAAGAGAATTGATGCACGATTATGGTCAGTTCTTTGAACCTAACGAAGACTCTATGGCTAGAGTTGGTGGCAATGTTGTGGGTGTTTTGGCTGACCCTACTACCTTGGCTCCCGCAGGTCAAAGCTATAAAGCTATGGCAGGCATAGGTGCAGCAGTAGCGGGTAGTGCTAGTGTAGCTAAAGACTTAGCAACTAAAGATGAGATAGATTGGGAAAGAGCAGGACTCTCTGCACTTACAGGTGGTGTTGCTGCTCCCGTAATAGGCAAGGGTGTCAACACCATTATCAGTAGGTCAGCAGACAAGTCAGCACGTAAGCTTCAGGCTAAAGCACAGGCCACTATTAATACACACATAGCTTCAGGCGGTGGTATCAACGGTGTAAACGATGCTCTCTTAGACGTAGGTATAAACCCTGATGCTGTTGCTACTGCGGTACAACGGACAGGACAAAAGATGGTAGTACCTAACTCTGCATCTAAAGCAGAGCAAGCGGTTAAGGACGCAGTAACGCGTGACCACTCAACTTCACGCCTGTACAGTAAGACACTGGACAAATATTTAGGTGCTTTGTCCACACGAATGGGCAACATATCTGAGGGAGCCAAGGGTTTACTTCGTAGGTTTGAGTTTGATAGTCATGTTAATACAGCGGCTGTGTCAAGGGCAGCAGAGCCTTTCCTAAGAGCCATGAAGGAGTTACCTTCCGCCTCTAAGCGCATTTTGAACAAGCACTTAGCCAACGGAAATTTCAAAGCTGCGGAAGGAATGATGCGTACTCTTTCGCCCAACATGCACACAGAGTTTCAAGACACTATTAAGCCGTTGTTAAAACGGATGGGTAAAGAACTTAAGGAACAAGGCCATACATTTAGAGAGGTTGAAAACTACTTTCCTCGTTTAGTTAAAGACTATGACTCGTTGCGTAGGAAGCTAGGAAAAAAAGAGCAGGGTGTCATTACTAAACAGATACAAGCTTACGCTAGGAAAAAGAAAGTAACCGTT